GTGACCACTGCTGTAGCAACAACTGCGCTACTTATCCCTTTCATTGGGGGTAACAGCGCAGACGATGCAGACGTAGCAACAGATGTACATATTGATTATGTATACTTTTCTCATGCTCGCCCTGCGAGTGACGCATAAGTTGTAAGGTTTGTTTCCGGGGAGGAGGGCAACTTCCTCCCTATTGCCAAGTCTTACAACCTACAAAGGAGTGACTATGTATATGAACAAAATGATAACGGTAGGAAAGGCTGAGAATGGGTATGTAGTAGAAACTCACGTCCCTATCAAAGCAGGCAATGGGAAAGAAAACGACGATGTAAAAAGTGAGTACCGCGGCTCGTGCGAGAAAAAGTATGTGGCCAAGGACTCGATGGAAGTATTGAAGATCATCACCTCGATCTTGCCGTTGCTTGATGGGGAGTACAAATCGGAAGGCGAGTTTGACTCAGCGTTTGCTGAGGCATCTGGCGGTAAAGACAAAAAAGAGTAAAGGAGAACAGCATGACCGTAAATGAGGGGTTTGATATTGGAGATTTAGGGTTTTCTGAAAGTGGTCAAAAAAAGGCTGCGAAGCCCAAGGCTGCTACTAAAAAACCGCAGGATCGAATCAGTATAATTATTGACGAAGTAGCGGGAATGAAGAATTTTGAAGTTGTAGCCGTGAATGGAAAAGTCTACCAGATTAAACGTGGCGTACCTGTACGCGTTCCTCCCGAAGTCATCCACGTCCTTGAGAATGCAAAGATGGTCACTATAGAGCAGAAACTCGACAGGCTATCCGGCGAGTATATCGACGTTGAACGAACTTTTTCAGCCATCCCTTGGCGGAGAGCGTAACGGATGAACAGGGCAGCGATGTTATCTGAGTTGCGGGAAGTTCTTGACGATGTGTACGTCCCCTTTTCTTGGACTGATAGTACTCTATTGGGCGGCTTATCCGAGGGGCAGGATAAATTCTGCGAAGAGACCGGGTATTTCACAGACATCGCCAATTTTACCCTGACGCTCCAGACCGACATCGCAATCTACGCCATCCCTGACCGCATCATCCAGCTTGTTGATATATGGGATGGTACGCGTAAACTGACGAAAATCAGAGTAGGTGAAGTTTACTCCGCCGGTGACGCAGAGCCCTCAGGGGTGCCCACCCATTGGAGAACGGACCAAGCGACAGGGTTTATCAATCTCTACCCTACACCTACTTCGGAGGAAAACGGGGACATACTTGTTCTACAGGTATGGCGGTATAGTCAGGACGACTTAGCCGACGACTCCATTGAACCGGAGATCCCCGGCAGGTTTCGGAGAGCATGTATAGAGTGGGCGGCTCACAAGGCACTTGAGCATTTTGGCACAGATAAACAGAGCCATACGAAGGCCATGGGGCACCTTAGAAGTTTTGGCAATTACGTGTTGGCTGGGAAGACCGCTCTTGAGCGCATCCAAAATCAGGAAGTATATATAGGAACGGCCCCGGAATATAGAACGTAAAAGGAAAATATAATGTCGACGCTTCTTGCCTTGCAAACAGCTATTCAGGATATATCCAAGAATCACTATATCCTCGACTCATCATCTATACTCATTACTTCACGAATAAATGACGCAGTAAATGAGATCGCAGGGGGTATTCTCCTCCATAACAGGACGATCTCACCACCCCTCCCGGAACTGTACGAAACTGCTACGGTAGCGACCAGTACCTCGTTACCGTATGTATCACTACCTGCAACCTACCAACGGTCTCTTTTCCATGTAGCCAGTGCTGCCGGGGTAACAGTACCCCCTCCAGATCGGTGTGACTACTATGGCTTCGCCATGTTCGTTGCAGCGGCCACCAGCTCTTTGCTCGATACAGTGGGGGCGGTAAGTCGGGCATGTGTTAAGGGGCTAAAATTATACTACCAAGGCGTCCCGGCAGTAAGCGTCAACTTAGGCATTATGTTCTACCGGAAGCCGGTGGCCATGGTTGACCCAACAGATGTCGTAGATGGGATACCAGATCAGTTTCAAACTAGGCTGATAAAGCACTATATCGGCAGGCAGCTTGCGAAAGAAATGGTTGATGGTACCGACAGGTTAGCCGCCTATCACGCAGAAGAATTTGAACGGGCAATGCTCGACATGGTTGAGTTCATAGGTACGGACGGAGCTCCTACAGCGATGCGGTCTAAGCCGGTTACTAAACCAATAATCAAGGCAACCACAGGAGCCAGCAAATGACCCCAGAAGAAAAAGAAGAGATTATCAACGCAGCAGTAGAGAGAGCAATGTTGATGCTCCCCGAGACAGTAGGTCATTTGATCACCAATCACATGACCATGGTAAAGCTCAACGAAGAGTTCTACCAAAAAAACCCCGAGTTCAAGAACAACAAGGACATAGTCGCCTCGATAATGGAAGTAGTAGAGGGGGAGAATCCCCTTGGTAGCTACCAGGATCTTCTCGACAAGGCAGTTCCCAGAATCAGAGAGAGGATGCAGATGGTTAAAGGGGTTGACAAAACTACCGTAGATCCAAAAGCGAATAGGGACTTCAGTTCTTGTGGCGACATTTGAGCTAAAGATAACATCCGGGGAACTGGCACGAGGTCTGCGATACTCCAAGCGGGTTCCCAGGGATAGCAAATACGCCGTTGAGTGTCTAGGGGCAGTGGGGATTAACGATGTCCTCACTACGCTGGAAGAGATAACGAGGATGGCAACTTCTGCGATAACAGACGGATTCCCTTACCCGCAAATATTTATTTTCCGGAAAGTAATAATAGTGTGTTCATCGACCAAAATTTACGAGTGGGTTGATAATGCGCTCGTGGAAGAATTTACGGTTTCGGCTGGCACCTCGTGGCGAGGAGTTGACTTTGGCGAGTATGTGTACCTCAGTAATGGAGCTGTAGCGGTTACCAGGACAAACGGCCTTTACGAGCTGTCGGCCACGCTTCCAGCGGTTCGGGCGATGTGCAATATGAACGGCCAAATTATAGTAGGCGGGATCTTGTGAGCAATTTCGTCTTCACCATAGAAGGCGGAAAATTAGCCCTGGGACTAAGGACGAACAAGGAGGCTCCGAGAGATAGTGGGTTTCTCGTTGAGTGCATAGGGGCTGTTGGGCGGGACGATATTCTCTGTGCCCTGGACGAATTAAGCAAGATGGATTTAAGCGGGTTCTATTTTCCTTACCCGCAGATATTCGTCTTAACGAAACTGATAATTGTCTGCACGGCGACAGAGATATATGAATGGGTAGATTCAGCGCTTGTTTTAAAACTTTCTGGAATAACTAAAGGTCACCGATGGGACCTGGCCGATTACAACGAGTTCGTTTACCTATCGAATTCAAAAGTAGCGATAAGACGAGACATCAACGGTACCTACGCCGCCACAGACGAACTTCCGGTAGCCAGTGCGATCTGCAATATGAACGGACAGATTGTTGTTTCTGGCCGGATGCGGGTTGTTTCTTATCTTACAAGCCGACCTTATGCGGTTGAGGTTATTGAAGAGGCGAAGTCGACCGGCGGCTCATTAACTGAAGGTATGTATATGTTGAGCCTTCTTCAAGGAGATGCAGGGCTTGAAGAAGCAAAATCAACCGGTGGTGCTTTAACTGAAGGAGTTTTTAGAGCCTCAGTGCTCCTGCTAGACACAGCCTTATCGGAAGAAGCAAAATCAACAGGCGGTGCGCTGGTAGAGGGATTTTTTGCACAGACGTTCTTCTTGGTGACGTATGCTGACGGTATTCCAGAAGAAGCAAAATCAACAGGCGGTGCGCTGGTAGAGGGATTTTTTGCACAGACGTTCTTCTTAATAACGTATAATAACTCACTACCGGAAGAAGCAAAATCAACTGGTGGAGCACTCGTAGAGGGTACACATGGGACTTGAGATAAAAAGTAAAGTAAGCGGGCGGTACAAAATAGAAGCAATTAAGCTAGATAAAGACGGCAATGAGGTCTCAAGGAGGCTAGCCGCCGACTGGTTCGATAACCTAATTACCACTCCCGGTTTAAACTATATGGGGAATTCAGATGGCTGGATGACATACTGCCAAGTAGGCACAAGCTCAGCTGCCCCCGCGTTTACTGACACTTCCCTCGGGGCTTTTCTGGCATACACCTCCACGCTTACCGCTAATACAAGTGGGATATCTGGCGCAACGCCATATTACACCTGGGCGGCGAAAACATTTAGATTCGCCGAAGGCGTTGCCGCAGGAAATCTATCTGAGGTGGGCGTGGGGTGGACAACGAACGCCGGGGTATATTCAAGGGCGTTGATACTAGATGGTGTAGGTGCCCCTACCACCATAACAATACTGTCTGACGAAACCCTTGATGTTACTTACGAATTTAGGTTCTATCCGCAGCTTACTGACGATACAGGCACAATAGTGTTCACCGGCAATATAGGGGGGAGTTATGATTTTATATTCCGGGCTGCCATGGTGGGGGCCGTTGGCAGTTACTGGGGTATGCCTCCTATCGGGATGGGATATACAGGAGCTTATTACGTAAAGGATGGGGATATAGCCGCTGTCACATCGCAACCGTCCGGGAATAGTAGCACTCTGACTGTTGCAGCACAATCCTATGTAGATGCGAGCTTGGAGAGAAAGTTCAACGCTTCGTTGTCGCTAACGCAAGGGAATTTAGCTGGAGGAATTAGATGTTTTTCATCTATATTAGGGCTAGGCTTTTTTCAACTGCAGTTCGACCCAGCTATACCGAAAACGTCCAATGACTTGGTGACGTTCGTTATCAAACATTCCTGGGGAAGAGTGTAATGTTACCAGGCGGAATACTTTCCACAACCCCGATTACTGGGGCATTCCAATGGTCGAGAAACGAGGATATCCAGGACGATCTTATCTCCTACGAGATGGGAGGAATAGCCCTTAACGATGCGTCCATGGGGCTGCATTACCAAATGTGGAAAGGCAGTCTGGTTGAGAACAACATCATGCTGGAGTCTGCCACACAGGTGCCTGTCAGCATTTATACCGGTGTAAATATAACCGGGCTGTCCATCTCGTTTGACCAGAACATGCGACCCACCGCAGCGTTTACCGAGAACGGTCTAGCAAAACTCCTCTGGTATGATTCAACAGTGCCGGGGCAGGTTGTTACCACTCTTGCCGCAGGAGTCACCACTCCGAAGGTAACGATGGATGATAAGAGAAGTACGCAGTCGGGGATCAGCGATATTATCCTGTCGTATGTCAGAGATTTTAAAATTTGTTATAGACAGCAACGAGACCGGTTTGAAACTGAATATATACTCACAGACCAGGTATGTAAGAGATTGATTAAAGTAGGGATGAATAGTAAACTACGGTTACAATGGATGTTTGAAGAAATTTAAAGGAGGGGTAAAATGAATAGAACACCGAACAGTTGGAAGGCGCAGTTATACTACCCGTATATGGCTGATACGTTTAATATGATCCTGATGGCCCCGGGCTTTGTCTTTGATCAGGATGTGCATTACACCTACGCACTACTCTCCGCTTCCGAGTTACCAACAGGGAACGGGTATACTGCCGGGGGCGCTGCACTGACCGGCATAACAAGGACAACGAATACCGTAGATGATCGCTGCGAGATCACTTGGAACAATGCAACCTGGACCGCATCCGGCGGATCGTTGTCGGCCTCCGGCGCTGTGATATACATGGTCAAGGCCGCTGGCGGAATTTATGAGCTGACCAATCCGGTAGTGAGTTATAAAGACGCTGGGGGGACGATTACAGCCACAGACGGAACTCCTATTATCGTTTCAGCGGTAATGGAAACAATCGAGAACAAATAAGGGGCACTCTATGAAATTATCATTAGCGGTACGGACAACAAGCGGTACTGATGCAACGGCAGGGTGGGAAATTCGCACCGGCGCAGCAAGGGCGAGAGTGTATGAAGTAGGTTTTTTCCTGGCTGCAGCTACCGCTTCTGTCATCGGTCTGGGACGACCGGCGGCAATAGGCATAACCCCTACGTCACCTGTTGACTTTCTGCCAGAGGACGTGGCAGACGTTTCAACCTTGGTTACTTCAGCCCTGGCATGGGGTACCGGCCCGACAGTTCCAGTTAGTTTTCTCAGACGAATCGCACTCCCGGCCACCATCGGCACGGGCGTGATCTGGACATTCCCGGAAGGCTTGGTTATCCCAGCTAACGGCTCCATAGTGGCCTGGAATCTAGGCACCAATAGTGTGCTTGACGCTTACGCAGTTGTAGGCCTGTAATGTCTAGTTTAACCGGAGCTATATTCCAGTCCCGCGCGGTTTCCGCTCCGGTTAAGTTTTCATCCCTGGAGCAAAAGCTTGTCACTGGCGCACCAGGTCATCCGTTCAGTGGCACAGGCGGAGGTGTGGGGTTGCGGTCGGTCGGGATAATAAGTCACTATCCCGCGGCACCAATAGACTATGAAGCTACCATAACTTTAGACTGGTTTAATGGGGAGACGGTATCTGTAGGGTCGTACGGTGACTTCAACAGTAATATTCTGTCTTCATCCACCACCCAGCTAGCTGTAAGGTCTATAGGATCGTGCAGCGCTGGATTTGTACCGTTCGGAGGGACTTCAAGAACCGCCGTAGGTAGTTTCGGTGGTTCAGGAATAGAGTTCTATACCACCCCTGATAGCGGGAATCTTATCAAATGGTCGAATGTCGGCGTTGCTGACTTCACCGTCTGGAAGGATAATATCGCCGGAGAGCGGACGCTTGACTGGAAAGGCTATGTCTACGCAATCATGAAGCTTGGGAACAAGTCGATTGCTTACGGAGAGAACGGTGTTTCCATGCTTATCCCCTCGGGGAACACTTACGGATTACTGACTATCTACAGGATAGGGCTTAAGGGAAAAGACGCCGTAGCAGGAGACGAATCAGTTCACTTCTTTATCGATAAGTCTGGGCAGTTGTTTTTTATCGGCGAAAATAAGATGAAGGCGGCTTTGTTTGAGTCTTCGGCTTCTCCGGAACTTCTTGGATACGCAGAGTATTTATCGGCGATGTCTGATCCGGTCCTATCATGGGACACGCAAAACGAGCTGCTCTATATCTGTGACGGTACGCTTGGGTATGTGTACAGCCCCAAGAGCAAGAGCCTCGGTAAGGGTCCGGCCAACATTACCGGCATAGGCTGGCAAGGCGGGATGCTCTACGTGGCGGCCCCGGCGCCTGTTGTTATTCCGCCTTTCGAGATATGCACCGATATTTACGACTTCGGTACGCACAAGTATAAAACAGTCCACGAAGTTGAGGTCGGCACGAATGTTACCGGCACTCTTCAGGTGGCGGTCGATTACCGTTCCGACTATACAGCAGCGTTTACCACCACCGCGTGGAAAGATGTAATGGTCAGCGGGAAATGTTTTATTACTGCACTCGGAAGAGAGCTGCGGATAAGGGTGAGGGTTGGGGTTTACGAATACCTCGAAATAGATTACATAACAGTTAAAGGAATCGTCCACGACCATTGAGGGTGAAATGATTATAAAATTAATACCACAGCAGATACCTCACTTCTGGGAAGCCATTAAACATGCCACTACCCAGGCAGACGAAATAGATCCGGTAGACCGGCCAGCGTATCTTAACAAGCTGCTTCACTCGCTGCTTAACGACAAGAGCCAGTGTTTTGTCCGGCTCAGTTCGAAAAAGGTATTGTTGGGCCTAATGATAACCAAGATCGTGGATCGTAATCAGAGCGGCCAAACCGAGCTACATATCCAGAGTCTTTACTCCTGGAAGGCTGCTGACGATGATTCGTGGAGAAAAGAGTTTGCGTTTATAAGAGACTTCGCACAACACGAGAAGTGCAAGAGCATCTTCTTTGAATCACGGCACCCACGAATTCAGGAATTAAGTAAGATGCTAGGGTTCAAAGAAATCACCAGAGTGTTTTCCTTAGGGGTGTGACGATGAAAATCTACTCCCATGTAGAAATGCAGTGGAATGGAGAGGCTTATGTAGAGGTATCTTCGGTGTTCGAGGAATACT